CAAAAGAAACTTTTAATGATAAGACTATTGAAAAACTAGATAACATTTTAACTGTACAACATTTGGGAGTTAATAAGGGCGATATTGTATCTGAAATAAATGAAAGCCCTGAAAAGATTATTGTGTTCAATCATAGGCCAGATACTTATAAACACTTTAAACAGTTTATAGCTTTAACAGATAAGTTATGGGAAACAAGACAAGATTTTAAAGTGTGGATACCACTATTAGATAAACCAAACAGAGATTATGTAATTACTGATAAAGGCAATAAGCAATGGTATTATAATAGACTTAAAGATTGTTGTGTTGGTTTTTCACCTAAACAAACTTATGGTGGATGGAGTGTTGCTACTACGGATGGTATGATGAATGGTGTTCCTTACATAATGTATAATGATACATATTATAAAGAACTAAATTCTAATGCTGATTTCTTTACTACTGATGAGGAGGCTTTAATACTACTGAATGTGTATTTAGATACTCCAGTGAGAAATGTACGAGCAAACGAATCCTTAGAACACCTACATAACAACCTGATATATAAAGATAAAATGATTGCAATGAGTGATTATATGAATGAGTTGTTATCAAAACAACACATGGTGGGCAATAGTGCGAAGTTGAATGAGATTATTGGTTGGATTAAAGATAATAAGTCTATGACTAAACAAGAAATAATGTTAAAGCTTCATTGGGGTAGAGGTATTAAGTGGACTCCATATCGCCGTGCTTTAATGAATCATCCAAACATTTATGATGCAAATGATTCAGAGCCAACATATAATTGGAAAGAGTAGTTATTGCTTGACAAAAACAACAACACAGAGTATAATACAGATATGTTAAAAGTATTAAGACGATTAAAAGAAGAAAAGAACGCTAAATGGGATTTTTATGAAATTTCATTGGACAAAACCCCAGGCGGTTTTCAAAGAGAATTAGATTGGGCCGGAAGATATAAAAGAAGAAGTGTCAACCCAAAAGAGAAATTTGAGTATAAAGTAGAGGTAACAAATGAGTGATTTTTTAAAAGATATTATAAAAGAAACCGGTAATGAATATGCAAGTTTAGTTTCAGAAGGCTCGACAGGCGATGTTGATTCATTTATTGACACAGGTTCATATATCTTTAATGCATTATTAGGCGGCAGTATTCACAGAGGACTGCCATCAAACAAGATAACGGCTCTTGCAGGAGAAAGTGCTACAGGCAAAACATTTTTTGTTTTAGGATTATGTAAGAATTTTTTAGATAAGAATCCAGATGCTGGAGTTATTTTCTTTGAAAGTGAGTCAGCAATAACAAAAGAAATTATTGAAGATAGAGATATTGATTCTAGTCGTATGGTTGTTATGCCTGTTACAACTGTTCAAGAATTCAGACATCAGGCGATTACAGTATTAGACAAGTATATATCGCAAGACGAGTCTGAAAGAAAACCAATATTACTTGTATTAGATTCTTTGGGTATGTTATCGACAACCAAAGAAATGGAAGATACACAAGCAGGTAAAGAAACTAGAGATATGACAAGGGCACAAATTGTAAAAGCTGCTTTCAGAGTACTTACTTTGAAGTTGGCAAAGGCAAAAGTTCCACTTGTTATAACGAATCACACATATGATGTTGTCGGCAGTATGTTTCCACAAAAAGAAATGGGCGGTGGTTCAGGATTAAAATATGCCGCCAGTTCGATTGTTTATCTTTCCAAGAAAAAAGAAAAAGACGGTACTGAAATTATTGGTAATATCATTCATTGTAAGAATTACAAATCAAGATTGACCAAAGAAAATAAAGTCGTAGATGTTCGATTAACTTATGACAAGGGCTTAGATAGGCATTATGGTCTTTTGGATTTGGCATTGAAGTATGGAATATTTAAACAAGTTTCTACACGAATTGAGTTGCCAGATGGCACTAAGACTTTTGGTAAAACTATAAATAATAACCCAACTAAGTTTTTTACACCAGAAATAATAGAACAATTGGACGCTGTTTGTGCAAAAGAATTTAAATATGGAGATGTCATTGAAGAAGAAGTTCCCGAAACCACACAAGACAACATCACCTAAACACAACGAAGATTATGTCTTTGTTGAAAAAGCAGGTGAGGATTTTACAGGTCTTAAACTAATTAGCGGTCCATTCGCAAGTATAGTTTACAAATATGGAAATGTAGGATTCAGACCTGAATCAGAGGCAGTTGATGGTGCGTTGCCAATGGTGTTTGATTATACGATTATAGAAAATAGAATAGAGGCTGACACAGACAGTCAGGAGTTTATCAATCATATTGGTGATATATTGGTTGTGTTATTAGATGAACAATTGAAAGAGAAAAAGGAATTCGATGGAGAGAATTGAAACAACATCACTTAAAAACTTAATTCACAATGAGGAATATTGTAGAAAAGTTTTACCTTTCATTAAAGCAGAATACTTTACAGATAGAGTAGAGAGATTATTATTTTCAGAAATTAGTAAGTTTGTTAATAAGTATAATAATCTTCCAACAAAAGAATCTCTTTCAATTGAAATCAACACTAACAAAAATATTAATGAAGATGAATATAAAAAGATAACAAATATATTATCTACATTGAATCCAGAACCAATTAATTTAGATTGGTTAGTTGAAACGACAGAAACATTCTGTAAAGACCGTGCGATTCATAATGCAATTCTTGGCGGTATTCAAATCCTAGACGGCAAAGATAAAGAACATACTGCACAATATCTTCCAGAGTTATTGTCAGAGGCGTTGTCAGTTTCATTCGACCAGAAGATTGGACACGATTACTTATTAGAATCAAAAGAACGATATGATTTTTATAAAAGAAAAGAAGAACGATTAGAATTAGATTTAGACTTTTTCAACAAGATAACCAGAGGTGGTATTCCATCTAAAACTTTAAACATTTGTTTAGCAGGAACTGGTGTCGGTAAAACAATGTTTATGACTTCTATTGCTTCATCTGTTTTGTTGCAAGGCAAAAATGTATTGTATATTACTTTAGAGATGGCAGAAGAAAGAATCGCAGAAAGAATTGACGCTAATTTATTGAATGTTGGTATGAGTGATTTAGAAGAATTGCCATATCAAATGTATGAAACAAAGATAAATAAACTACAAAGTAAAACGACAGGCACTTTAATCGTTAAAGAATATCCAACAGCATCAGCTCATGTTGGACATTTTAAAAATTTATTAAGTGAATTAGCATTGAAGAAGTCATTTAAACCAGATATAGTTTTTATTGATTACTTGAATATATGTGCTTCATCAAGATTTAGGGCAGGGGCAGGAGTTAATTCATACACATACATTAAGGCGATTGCAGAAGAATTGAGAGGTCTTGCAGTTGAGCACGATATTCCAGTATTCTCTGCTACACAAACAACTAGAGGTGGTTTTGTGAGTAGTGATGTTGGTTTGGAAGATACATCAGAAAGTTTTGGTCTTCCGGCAACAGCAGACTTTATGTTTGCATTAATCTCATCTGAAGAATTAGAACAAAAGAATCAGATATTGGTAAAACAATTAAAAAATAGATACAATGACCCAACGATAAATCGAAAGTTTATTATTGGGGTTGATAGGTCCAAAATGCGTTTGTATGATGTAGAACAAAAGGCACAAGAGGATTTGGTTGAAAGTGGTCAAGAGGACACAATAACAAGTAAATTTACCAAGAAACTTGGTGAATTTTCAGACTTTAAAATATAAACACAGGAGAAACAAATGGCAATAACAATTAACGGCAAAGAGTATGATGAAGCAGACCTTGACAATAATGTTAAGAATTCTATAAATCAAGTGCGAAACGCAAATGAACAGATTGCACAATTACAAGCAGAGGTTTTGAACTTTCAAATTCTAGCACAACATCACAGCAAGTATATTCAAGACAATCTGCCTGTTGATGAAGAAGGTACTACTGAATCAATTACTACTAATTCGGCAGCGGATGCTGTTGCAGCCGCAGAGGCAGAAATTAAGTAATGAGCTCTACTCAAAGTGAAAGATTCCACGAAATCTTAGATGTAATTAAAAAGTTGCATGACGCCAAACGCCATGACTATGGCGATGATGGAGATGTATTCGCTAATTTCAGACTATCAGAGTTAGCGGGTATATCCCCTTGGAAGGGTTCTGTTGTTCGTATGGGCGACAAATATGCCCGAATAAGTAACTTCATAAAGAAAGGTGATTTTCAATTCAAAGAAGAAAGTATTAAAGACACCTTGATGGACATGGCGATATACAGTTTGATTACTATTATATTATATGAAGAAGAAATGTTTGACACCCATGTTAAACAATTTGAAGAAGGACTAGCTCCCGACAAATAACCCCAAACACCGCTTGACATTTTTTCCATAATACTGTATAAATAGCAGTATAAGGAGAGAAATATGTCGCAATTCACATACGCTAAAATCGCACAATACAGTAATGAAGTAGTTGATTTTGTTCTTGACAAAAAAAACAAAGACCAATTACGGGCAATAGATGGTAACTATTATACAATCGATACTTCAAAAAATAGCACCTTTGAGAAGTTTAGAAGTCTTGTTAAAAAACGACCAAATGCTGATTATGATGCTGCGGAAAAACTAGTCAGACAAAAACAATTTGAAGTTTTAGCACCACACACTAGAGATAAAAAATACTTTACCTTGGGTTGGACTGAATTAGAAAAAAAGGAATTTAGTTCTCCAGACCTAAAAATAACCACAGAAGAACAAGAAACAATAAGCTTATTAATAATTAAGAATGTCTTAGGTGATGACACTCAAAAATGGAACACCTTTGCGGATATGTTTAATGCTGGATTTGATGCGAGAGGAAAGCCGGTATCTGGGATAGCTAAAATATTTCCAAAATTAAATGACCTCCCAGATTGGTGGAATAATTTTAATTTACAGTTCGAGCAGATAAAACAGAAAGCTAACTTAAAGAACGATAGTTATAATGTTTATCTATATGACGGCGAAGGAAGCTTTATGAAATATATTAGCGACCTGGTTACAAAAGATATGGATTTATACAGTCAAAAAGATTCTTGGAATCCTGCTGATATCTG